TTAGCCGCGGCGTCGCTCTTGCCCTTGGCGTCCGCATAGCCGGCGTCCAGCTGCGCGATCTTGCTGTCCGTGTTCCCGGTACTGGTCATCCACTCGTTGAGCGGCGCATTGCCGATGCCGGCCACCCGCCCCAGGCCCTGCAGGTAGGCCTGCGTGAAGCGCTCCGGAGAGTACAGGTCGAACCCGCTCCGGTTGCCGTTCTTGCCGATGTCGCTGGCGTCCAACGCGGTCTGCCAGTTGAACGTGTTCGGGTCGATCCCGTACTTCTGCAGCGCGTCCGCCAGTGGCGCCGGGTCGATGCTGCCCATCTGGTTCCACCGCGGCATGAAGCCGTTCAGCCACGGCGCCGCCTCGCCTTCAGCGGGCGTGACCGGCGTGCCAATCGGCGCTCCGCTTCCGCCGGACGAGTAGTAGTTGCCGTCCTCGCCCTGGTAGTACTCGCCGTCGGGATAGAACCGCCCGGAGGCGTCCTTGTAGGACATCAGGCCGTCACCGTGCCGAAGTTCAACAGGCCCGACAGGTCAACCCCGTTCACCGAGCCGATCAGGTTCATCGAGTTTTTCAACCACCCCATGTAGCCGTTGATCGCCGTGGCTTTCGCCTGCGCGTTCATGTTGGTGTCGCCCACCACCTTGCTGATCGAGTCCAGGGTCTGCCGGTACATATCCGATGCGCTGGCGGAGGTCTGGATCAGGGTCTTGAAGTCGGCCTCGATGTTGGCGAGATTGGTCTTGGTCGCGTCACCCAGTTGCTGCAGGACCACCTTGCCCTGCGCGTCCGCGTTGGCGATCGAGGTCTTGAAGGCCTGGTCCATGTTGGTCAACTGCAGGGTGTTCGAGGCCGCCGCGTTCTTCTGGCTGGTGTCGGTGCCCAGCGTGGCATTGGTCTGCGACGCCTGATTTGCCGCGGCCGCCGTGAACTGCTGGCCGGCATTGGTCGAATTCTGGTTTGCCAGGCGCGTGGTGTTGAAGGCATTGGCGTCGGCCGTGGCGATCGGTGTCGCCGCGTTGATCACCGCTTCCTGCCCCGCGCCCACCGCCAGCGACGAGTTGAGCAGGCCGCGCGAATTCATCTGTTCCTGGGCACGTCGTTGCGCCTGCTGCATCAGCGGGGAATTGGCGTCGATGATGCCCTTGATCTGCCCCTGCACCGTGCCGGTGGCCGGATCCACCGTGGTCTGCGCACCATCGAAGCCGGTCGAAGTCGCGTTGGTCGTGGTCGCCGCGGCGGCGGGCGCTACCGGGTTGATCAAGCCGCCGGTGTTGACCTGCGGCGCCGGGTTCAGGTAGTCCGGTGCGGCCGGGTTGGTCGATTGCGCCATCAGATCGGTCCTTTCGTGTCGCGGGTGCATTCCAGTTTCGTGCGCTCGACCATTTCAATGATCTGCTGCACCAGTCTGCGGGTCATCAGCACGCACCCGCCTTCGGCCGCGCAAGAGGCTTTCTCGGCCGGCGTGAGCACCAATCGCCCGTCCTTGTCGACGTCGACCGCATGGGCCGGGAGCGCCAGCACAAAGGCGACCGCCAGGGCTTTCATGCGCCCAGTACCCTTTTCGCCTGGTCGTACAGGACACAGCGCTCGGTGTAGCCCGTGAGTCCGCCATTTATTCTGCGGGTGATGGCTTCGAAGTGCCCGTCGTCCGCCAGTTCGTTCAGGCCGTGGTACTGCCAGAAGTCGCCTGCCGAGCGCGCGGCGTCCTCGGGTTCCTCGAGCAGTTCCGGACGGTTGACACAGTCGATGCCGAGTTTTGCCGCGACCTTCATGTAGTTGGCGCGCCCGGTGATCTGGATCAAGCCCCGTCCGCAAAAGCGCCGGCCGTCGCCTGGCTGCGTGTTGCCGAGTTCGATGGCCTTCGGGTGTGGCATTTCGTAGCGCTGCTGTGCCAGGGTCGGGCCCCAAATCTCGCGGGTCCAGCGAAAGCGCCCGGTTTCATGCGCGACCTGCGCCAGGAATGCCGCTTGCCGAGCAGGCGTGTCGATGCCGAATTCGTCCATCGCCGCCGTCAGCGGATCGGCCCACATGCTCGCGTGCATCGGGGTGCACCCGGTGGCGGCCTGCAAGGTCTCGGGCGTCATGTTTGCACCCGGCCCTGATACCTGCCATGGTCCCCGCGCCGGTCGGCCGCATGGAACAGCCCCAGCCCGGCCAACACCAGCGCCAGGGCGATCGACTCTTTTCCGGCCATGGTCATGATGCAGCCCAGGCCCATCAGGATGACCGCGATCCGGATGCCGTGATTGGTGTACCGGTTCATCCGCCGCGCGATGTCGTAGCAGCCAAAGAGGCCTCCCAGCGCCAGCCCGAACAGCAGCATGTTCATTGGTCACCCCGCTTTACCGCCAACTTGCGCAGGAGCGGCACCACCACCGGCGCCACGATGCCCAGCGTCGCTCCGACCGCCAACTGCGTCGCATCGGTCGGCAGCGGCCACGGTGCGATCTTTTGCGCGACCACCACACCGACTGGCGACAGGAATCCACTCAAACCACCTGCGCCCAGCAGTTGCAAGAACGCGCGCAACCTGGTCACGGTCGACGGCACAAAGGACTGCGCGATCAGGGCTCCGCCGAAGCCGGCGAACATCGCATCGAAATGCAGGCCCATGATGCTGCCCGCGATTGTCAGCGTGAGACCTGCAGCCCCGGCTGCCGCCGTCGTTGCTGTGGCTATTGGCTCATTCATCGCTTCACCTGCCGCTCTTTCGCGCATGCCTCAAACGCATCGACTTCGGCAATGCGCGCGAAGTTGACATCGCTTGAATGCGTCATCCACTCGTCCCAGGCCTCGTCTGCCTTGGCGTTGCATACCGCGCGATCGGCATCGGCCAGATTGAAGTTCGGGTAGTAGTAGCGCGGCGGAAGCGAAACCCCGGTGACAAACATAGCGACAAACGCTGCGATGAACATGGCAATCTCCTATGCGCTGATGTACGAACCGGTGAACTGGATGGTCTTTCCTGCCAACTGGGCGTTGGTGTACTGCAATCCGGTCGAGGGGCGCCATACCGCGATGCCGCTGCCGCCGACCTGCAGCATCGGGATCTCCGACAGGTCGGTATAGCCGACCGCCATGCCGCCGAACGCGCCGCCCAAGATGGAAAGGGGGAACCCGCCAATGGTCGCGCCGTGCGTGTCGGCCGTCGCCGGCCAGGCGATGGTGGCCATCAAAAGGACCGCCGTGCCGTTCTTGGTGTACTTGCAACCAGCCACCACGAGCGTCAAGCCTCCGCCGCTGATGTCGGTCGGGGTCCATGAGCCGGTGGTGTAGTAGGCATCCAGAGCCGCCTGGATCGCCGTGAATTCGTCGCGCATCTGCTTTGACAGGCCCGGGCCATTGGAAGGCGGGTTGCCAGTCGGGGTGTAGATCGACATATCGGCCTCAGTTCCGCAGACCGCGCCGCGGGGTGTAGTTGAGCATCACGGAATTGACGGAATACGCCTGGTACTCGTCGGAATTCGACGCCAGCGTGATCTGCACGTTTTCCGCCGTGCCCTGCATCTGCACGTCGGTCGGGAACAGCGCGCGGCCGTCCCAGGTGAATGCGTCCCACACGAACGAATCCCAATTGGTCTGGACCGCCGGGACTTCGTAGTTGCTGGCCATGTCCTGCGCGTATCGGTCGCTGCCGTACCCCAGCAGGTAGCCGAAATTGACCCTCGCGTACCCGGTGCCGGACACTTCGACGGAGCCGCGCCGGAAGCGCTTGATGATGCGCGGATTCTTGACCGCATCCCAGTTGAGCGTGATGTAGGCGTTGATCTGGTCGCCATCGAACGACGTGCCCTTGTCAAGCTCGTAGACATGGCCGTCACCGCCGCCCATCAACATGATGTTGGCGCCACTGGTCAGGGTCGATTCCCACGTCACGTTGGCGTAGGTCGAGAACTTCACCGGCATGCAGCCCAGCAATTTGTTGTTGACCAGGGTCACGTAGAGGCCCCAGCCGTCCGTGTAGAACACCCGGTATTGCGACTTCAGCCGGTTCAGGCCGGAGGTCGACACGTAAGGCCGGTGCGCGGTGATGAACGGGCGGATCTGGTGCGAAAGGCTGTTTTGGTCGAAGTTGCCGAAGTTGAGACTGGTCTGCAGGGTGAAGATGCCGCGATCGTCCAGTAGGCACGACTGGCTCATGTTCTGCATCGTGTACTCGAGCGAGCCGGTGCCGAAGTTGTAGGGCACCAGGTTCCAGGTCGTGGCGTCCGTGCCGTACAGCATGTTGGTGCTGTTGCGGTTCAGCACGGCAAGCGTGCCAGTGGTCTGCGCGCCGGGCATGACCAGGAAGCCGACAACGCTGTCACCGGTGGCAATTTCAGCGCCGCCGACCGCCGAATATGGATTGCCGACCGCCTGATAGAAGATCGACGAGTTGACCGAGTAGAACAGGTAGCGCTTGTGCGCCACCACATGCCGAGGGATCAGCCCGCCGGTGGTCAACGGCACCCAGGTCGTGCCGTCGAATTCGGCCATGCGGTTCACACCGTCCGCGTGGTAGATCCGGGCGCTGGTGGCCTGGCCGAAGAAATTGGCCTGCGACACTTCCCCCTTGCCGCCCGGCTGGAGCGTGATGGGAGCCTGCACCAGTCCGCCGGTCAGGCCGGCCCACAAGTCCGCCGTTCCGCCCGCCGTCAGTGCCGCGGCGACAAACGCGCCCGGCGCCGGCTGCGTGACGATGAAGCGCCCGGCCGCATTGGCACCCGCCCATGACCCGGTCTCGAGCACGATGCGCTTGACCGTGGCCGAGTTGGCGCCCTGCGTGATCGCCGCGCCCTCGGTCGGGCTCACGCTGCCGTTGCGAAACGCCACTTCGTAGAACAGCGTCACCGCTGTCCAGCCGGAACTACTCTGCTTGTAAAGCACCGCCGCGCTGGCGCCCGCGTTGTCGCGGATGCAGTAGGCCAGGTCGTTGTACACGAACACGCTGCGAATCGGCCCCGAGCCGACCGGCTTGGCGATGTCGGCCCGGTAAACGTCGGCCGCGAGGTTCAGGTAGCGCGCGTCGATTTCCGGGGTCATGCCGCCGGCCGCGGTAATCATGGTGCCGATGACCGTCGCGCCGACCTTCAGCGTATCGCCGACGGTGAAAGCGCCGGTCGCCTTCGTGTAGGCGATGTAGTTGGACCCTACGGCGATGATCTGCCCGGTGCCCAGGGCCGTGGCATTGGTGATGGTCTGCCCGACCGTCGGCACGTTGATGAAGCCGGACACCCACAAGAGGGCATAGACCGCCGACGACGGCTTTGGCTGACCGGAATACCGCTCGTAGCCGGCAATGCGCCCGTAGCCGCCGGTTTCCAGCGCCTCGTGATTGATGGAGTCACGGCAGACCCCCGGCGGCAAACTGAGCGTCGGCGTGATCAGGTCGAGTCCGCCCTTGAGCGCAATCGCCTCGTACAGCACCGGCGCCATCCGGATCGGCATGGTTACAACGGGCCCGACAGCAGGATTTCCGGCAGCCGATCGGCGTCCAGGCGCCGCATCAGCTTGCCAAATTCGATTTCACCGCGCTGATACACCTCGGTGGCCGACTCGAAGCCGCCGTAGGACATCATGGCGCGGAACACGATGGCCATGTGGTACTGCGTCGGCAGTGCCGGAATGTCGGTATCGACAGCCATGGCCTGCGGCGCGATGAAGTAGTCGGCCGTCATCGTGTAGCCGGTCGACGGCACCGGGCCTACGAAGACCGCCTTGTTGGGTCCGACGGCGAATTCCACGGGCCGTGTGCGGGTGGCGCGGTTGCCGCCGTACAGGTAGGTGTCGCGCCAGGCGTCGTAGCCGCCGATGGTCTCCGACATGAAGATTTCCGACTGGTTGCCGGAGGCGGTCACGTAGTTGCGGAAGGTGTCCTTGTCCCACATGCCGAAGGTGCCGTCGGTGATTCCGCAGTCGATGGTGCTGTACTGGTAGACGCCGTTCCCGGTCACCCATGAGGTCGACAGGCGCATCCAATCCCAGTCCTGGTGCGCGGTCTGGATGTCGTTCCACGCATCGTCGACCCAGCCGACCAGCCGGCCGTACTCGCCGGTCTGGTTCAGCGTGGTCGTGAGGTTGGTCGACGGCACGCCGCATTCGACGGCCAGCCGCTGCACCAGACTGAGGCGGTTCATTCGCTGGTGATCCGGCGGAACCACTCACCGCCCAGCGGGTTGTTGTCGTGCACGATCGACAGCGGCGCCATGTTGACCGTGCTGCGCCGCACGATGTTCGTCGGGTTCTCCTGGTCGGTGCCGCCGTGGATGGTCTTGACCTTGGTCACCCGCTTGCGCGCCAGCACTTCGACGTACTTGCGCTTGGTCGTGAAGACCTGGTCGACCGGGGCGTAGCCGGGCGCGATGCCGGGCCAGTTAATGCGCCACTTGCCTTCGTCGGTCAGGAATTCGATGCCCTTGCCGTTGACCCAGCACTCCTGGTGCATGGGCGCATTTTCTTCGCTGCTCGCATGCAGGTTGATGGTCACCGGCTCTTCGCCGAATTTGATCGCGTCGGCGTATTCCTTCCGCAGCGCGGTCGCATCGGCGACGATGATTTCTTCCGGATGCTCGAGGGTCTCGCCCATGATGATGTCGTCGTGCTGCGGCGGCGTGGTGTCGGTGGTGTGCAACTCGCGGCGCGCGCGGCGCGTTGGGGTGGCGACTGCGTCGGTCATGTGGCTCTCCTGAAATGAAAACGGCCGCCCGAAGACGGCCGTTCTTTGCTGCTGCCCCGAAGGGCGGGGACTACGCGACTTGCGGGCGATCCGGCAAGGTCATCACGTCGACGAAGTTGATAAGCGTGCTCGCGGGCGGCCCAGTCAAGTTGCTGGTTCCGAAGGTCCATGCGGCTGCTGCAGACCCTACGAGCACAGTGATGTACGCGAAGGGGGCCACAGTATCGGGGATGGCCGGGAACTGCGGCGCGCGCACGAACTTGGCCGTTGCGCCGGACGTGGTCGAACCGTCCAGCACTTCGACCGAACCCTGCGACACCTTGATGTTGCCGCCCGAGTCGTAGCCGAACACGAACACCGAACCGGAGCCGGCCGGGATTGCGGTGAACGCAGAGCCGGTGGTGGCATCGGTGGTCGGCGTGGCGCCGTTGGTCACAGCGGCCTTGGAGTACGCCTTGCCCTTGATGCAGAACAGGGTCGTGCCCGTGGTGCTGTAGGTGCTGGTGGTGCCCGCGGCCAAGGTGGCCTTCATCGTGCACATGGTCAGCGGGATCATCTGAAGTGCGTCCATTGGGATTCCTTTCGAGAAAAGATGGACTTACGCCGAGTACGGACCCGGCAGGATGGTGGGATCGAACGGGCCCAGCGTGTTGACGAACACCGCGTTCGGGACGACGGTGCCGTCATCCAGAACCGTAGTGCCGCCGACGAAGTTGCCGGTGCCGGTCGGGTTGATGGTGATGTAGCCGATGACCGTCTTGTTGACCGGCACAGGGGGCGGGACCACGGCCGCGAGCGTCGCGCCTTCCGTTCCCATCGCGGTCGTCAAGGTGCCGGCCGAGTCGATGAAGAAGTAGAAGACGTTGAACTTCGCATTGGTCACGGTGCCCACAAGGGCGGCCAGGTCCGTCGCCGATGCCTTGGTGACGTGGATGCCCCGCACAATGCCGGACCAGACCGCGTTGGTCTGCACGATCGCGGAGGCGGAGCCACCTTTGATGCGCAGCGCGGCGGTCTGGAAGCCGACGCAGGACAGTCGATCGGCCATGTTCTGCAGGATCGCCATCAGCGCCACTTGATCCTTCGCGGCGCCAACACCTGCAATGTATTGGCTCACAGTTGCCTTCATGAGGAACTCCTTTCTTCAGTGGACCCGGTCACCCGGGCCCGGGTTCATCACGAGAGGTTCTTGCGGCCGACGTTGCCGACTGCCATCCAGCCCTGGTTCTCGATCATCACGGCCTTCCACCAGCTGGTGCCGGCGTAGCCACGCTGTCCGAGCGGGTCCGACTTCGACTTCTCGCCCGGGGGCAGGAAGGTCGGGTCGAGCGCCGACAGGCCGCGCACGGCGATCTGGCTGAACGCATCCTCGGCCAGCACGATGAACGGGTAGACGTCGATCGACGTGCCGGTCGTGCTGTAGAGGTTGGTCGCGCCGATCGCCGCACCCGCGTCCTGGAAGGACGGCAGATCCGGGGACAGGAGGAAGCGGAAGCGCTCGCACTTGCCCAGTTCCAGATCCATCGGCTTGCCGGAGGCGTACTTCTCGGCCGGGGTGAAGTTCGGCAGGTCGCGGATGTCCGGCTCGAGGTCGGTGTGGGCATAGACCAGGTAGCCGGCGGCGACCGCATCGGTGCCGTAGTTCGGACCAGCCTTGAGGACCGACGTGGTCATCTTGCCGTGGTTGGCCGCCAGGTTCTGCGCGATCTTGCGCAGGATGCCCAGCGTCATGCCGCCGTTGACCGTGGCGCGGGTGGTGCCGGTGCCGCCGTAGTAGGCGTTGGTGCCAGCCTTGAGCGCGCCGTACACGATCATCTCGTTGACAAAGGTCACGCGCTCGCCGATCTGCTTGATCATCTGGCGCGGGATGTCGTCCTCGTAGAGGTCGTAGGTCTTGTCGGTGAAGCCGTAGAGGCACGAATACTGCTGCACCACAACGGTCACGTCCTGCGGCGTGATGCTGTCCGGCGTCGGGGTCACGCCTTCCTGCGTCAGGTGCGCCTGGATGACCACGTTGCCGCGGTCTCCGGTGCCGTCCTGGAAGTAGCGGTTCTGCGTGTTGGCAGAGGTCGCCGTGGCGCCGTAGGGCAGCCAGCGGCGCGCGACGTAGGTGTCCGAGTTGTTCTTCGGCATCGGGGTCTGCCGGCCAGCGCGGCCCAGGGCCTCGACGGGGACGGCGTGGGCAAGGATCTGGCCCTTGAACTTGTTGATCCGCCCTGCATTGAGAGCGAAGGTTTGCATGGTCATTTGAATGACTCCTTACGGATGGGTTCAGCCGGTGGAAAATCCATCGGCCAATTCGTCTTCAGCGGTCGCCCCGCGCTCGGTGGTTCCACCGTCGCTGCGGGCCGGTACGGATGCCGCGATGCGGCTTTGTCGTGCGTCCGCGGCGGCCTTGCGGGCGGCCTCGGTCTGAGCGTGCTTCTTGAACTTGGCGATCGACTCGCCGACGATGTCGGCATCCCAGGCGCCGCCTACCTTGTGCTGGTAGTCGTCCGGTTGAGCCTTCAGCCAGGCGCGGTAGGGGGTTTCCACCCTCTGCCCGTCATCGGTGAGGCCGACGACTTGGCGCCAGTCCGGGTGATCCCGGCGCAGCAAACGCATTTCCAGTTCCTGGTTGCTCGCCCTCTGGATTTCCTCCCGAGCCCTGGCGACACGCTGGTCAACCAGCGGCGCAAGTTGTGCCTCGTCAAGAGCGGGGGCGGCGTTACCCGTGCCACGCAGTTTCTTGAAGACGTTCAACTCGGCCAGGTCCGGGTACTCGGCGGCCAGTTGCGCGAGGTCTTCTTCGGCAATCGACTGCCCGGCGGGCGCTGCGTTGCGCAATTCGGTCAGGGTCTGCTCGAGGCGGCCAATCCTCCCCATGGCGGTGTCGCGTATCTGGCCCTGCGTGGCCCGGATCTCGTCGATCCCGGCGGCGCGCGCCAGCACGTCGTCCCATTCCTTGCGGGTGATCTGCACAATCTCGGGCGGCGCTTCGGTTTTCACCGGCTCGCCATTCGTGCCTTCCGTGGGTTCCTCGCGCGGCGTCGGCGAAAGCTCGCCATCCGTGGCGCTGGTGAATCCGGCACCGAAGTCCTGATCGTTCTGCTGCTGTTCCTCGTTCATGTGCTGCTCCACAAAACAAAAAAGCCACCTTTCGGTGGCCTCGATTTGCAGCGGGCGTCCGGCGGACGTGCGCTACCCCATCCTGGCGCGCGGATTTCTCCGGGCACCGATTACTTCAGAATTCGTCTTGTTGCGGCTCCACGATCGGCTCATCGTTGTCCAGCGCCATCAGGGCCTTGACTTCGGCGATGCGGCCGCGCAGTTTCGATGTGGCCACCGGATCGAGGTCGCCTTCGTTCTGGATGCGCAAGGCCTTCAGGCGCTCGACGCAGTATTCGGTCAGCAGCCGGCGCCAGGTGTCGGAGTGCTTCTGGTGCGTGGTGAGGGTGAAGCGGTCGGTCATTCAGTCCTCACGGCATCATTCCCGGCATCCGGCCGGGGCGGTTAGCTTGCAACGATCTTGCGCACCGACATGCGCCCGATCTTCATGGTGACCCCACCTACCCCGGTGGAAAACGCGGCCACCGATGCGGTTACGCTGGTCAATGCGCCCAGGGTCGCGGTGTCCACAGTGAACGGCAGCGTCTTGAACACGCCCGTAAATCCTTCGGTCATCGCAAGATCATTGGCGGCATCAAGTTGCATGCACGCTGCCGTTTTGGTGGTTAACGCGCCCGCAGCCGACAATTGAAACCGGATGTCGCGCGTTGCCGTCATGCTGGAGCAGGTGATTTCGCACTCTGCGACCAGCACATCGCCCGTACTCACGCGCGCTTTCAGGTCGCCCGTTGTCAGACGCACCGATTCTCCGCTCGCGGTGTACGTGCAGACCATCTGCTGGTCGAATCCGAATCCATCCGAGCGCGCAACAAGTGACACCACGTAAGTCGCGCTGCCCGTCCTGCTGCCGGTCTGCCCCAATGCCACATCGGACGCAGCACCCGTACCGCCTGTGCCCACAGTGCCGCCCGTGGTCACCATCAGCCCGTTGTCGAGGATGTTGTTGCTGCCCGACGAATACCCTTGGTTGTCGGCGTTGCTGGTCAGCAGCGACGGGGCTTCAGGCACAAACAAATTCCATACTCGCGCGACCTCCTTGCCCGCCTGATAAGCCGCAATATTGCGCGTATGCAGTCCATCGTAGCTGCCATTGGTGATGAAATCGCCTGTCGCGCTGGCCGGGTCTTGCGTCTTGCTGTTGGTGTCAACCACCGTCAGGCCGGAGCGCGCATAGATCGTGTTGGCAAGTTGCTTTGCCCACTCGTTCAGGTACATCAGTTGCGCCTGTCGCGCTACCGTGTAAGACCCATACGCTGCATTCATGTACGTGGTGGTGCACCACCAGACGCGCATCCCCGCGCCAAGTGCGCGACCAAGGATGGCGAGCCATGCCGCCTGAATCGTCGCCGTGCTGGCCCCGTTGATGACATCGTTCAGGCCGCCCATCATCACAAGGTGCTTCGCTCCCGATGCAATCGCGGTCGTGAGTTGCGTCCCAAGTGCTGTGCCGGTGTAATCCGCCGACACACCCGAGCCGCCGACAGCCTGACTGCTGACAACGGTCATGCGCTGCCCGGACAGGAGCAGAGCCCATGCAAGATAGCCCTTCGGCTGCGTGTCCGGTGCGGCAGAGTTGTACCAATTTGCGGTTTCGCTATCGCCGATCGCTGCCAGTGAATTTGCCGGCGCAACCAAAGGAATCGTTGCAGTAGCGCCACCAACCAGCCCGGTGATGTTGCCGGAGGAGTCGGTGGCATACGACGCAAATTGCTGCACCGACTGCCCGCCGTTCGCAACGATCGCGTCCGGAATGCCGGCGTCCGTCACCCGCCAGTGCCAATCCAGTTTCTCCGGCTTCACGATGTGCGTCATGGTCTACCTTTCGAACGCCTGGCCGTTCGGTGCGCGCCCGGCCGGCTCTACCGGCGGTGTCAGCACATCTGGCGATGGGTTTTCGTGCTTGTGATAATCGATCGCGTTGTCGTTCAGCGCCAATTCCCGCTGCAGGTTGATCTTCGCGGCGCTCTCGGCCAGTTGCGCCTTCACTTCCGCCAGGGTCAGGTCGCGCTTGTTGGCGTAGTCCAGCATGGCCAGGCGCTCTTTCACCGCCAGTTCCGCCATGCGGGCCTGGTGCTCGTTGTCCGTGCGCGCGGTCTCGGCCTGCACAAACGCGGTGTCGCGGTCAATGTCCGCCTTCGCGCGCGCCTGGTCGACCTGCTGGCTGCCGGACGCGATCTTCTCGGCCGACTGCGCGCGCACCCTTGCCGCGGTGACGGCCGGGGCTTCGGGTGGCGGTTTGGAGGCCATCGCCTGCTTTTCTTCGTCGGTCAACTGGAAGTCGCGCGGATCGAGGCGCTTGGATTTCGCCAGTTGTTCAAACCAGCGCGCCGGCGACGCGCCGAAGGCCGGATTCAGCACCATGCCGCCCATTTGCAGGATGGTCTGGTCCTGAATCGCACGCTCCACCAGCGCGATTGAGCCGTGCGCGTTGATTTCGAAGTCGCCCTTTTCGTCCTCCGGCACTTCCGGATCCATCAGCAGCCATTCGTAGTACATGGTCACGATCGGCTCGGTGCCGTAGTCGTCGAACTGGTAGCCGATGTCGCGCAGCAACTGGTTTGCGTTGTTGTTCTGCAGTTGCGCCTGGCCGTAGGTGTCCGGGCTGGTCGGCCCGGTCTGCCCTTGGCTGATGAGCGGGATCGAGGTCGATTCTTCGGCAAGCCGCAAGGCATACTCGACCCACTGCATGAGCTGGGGCGTCATGTTCGGAATCTGGAAGGTCGCAAACGCCTTGCGCACATCCTCCATGGTCGAATCCGGCGCGGTGTAGAAGACTTTGTCGCCGCCGCCGATGACCCAGTTGCCGTCGGCGGGGATCACCTGCGTGCGGTCGACCACGATGATCGAACCGGCCGACTTCCCGGCGTTGTTCAGGCCCGCCCGGGTGGCCGAGTTGATCATGCGCTGCGGCAGGTCCACCTGTTCGCCGATGCCGACCCCGGCCCACTGCCCAGGCCGGCGCTTCCAGGGAATCGCGTGGTACGGGTGCTTGCCGGAATCGAGCACGTTCACGCTCGCGCGGATCGGCGTGTCGTTGACCATCGTCACCAGCGCGTAAATCTCGGTCTGGTCAGGCTTGGTGGTCTGCATGCCCTCGGCCTGCAGAGCTTCCATGTCCTCGCGCTTCAGCGTGCCGTGGTAGTACCAGATCGTGTACTGGTGCTTGTTCTTGCGATCACTGGTGTCCGAACCGTCGACGTTGCACTTTTCCGGGCCTTCGGCGATGACCTGGTCGATCGCGCGGGCGATGTAGCCCGGAAGCGCCTTGAGTTTCCTCAACTGGCGCTCGCTGATGCTGTCCTTCTCGAAAACGCCGTCGCCGTCCTGGATGTCCTCGCCGCATGCGGGGTCCGGGTAGATGTTCCACGGGCTCACCCACTTGATGCACGGCCGAATCACCTTCTTGATCTGCAATTCGACGCCGCCGGGCACCCGCATGATGGCCTGGGTACGCTTTTCGTCCGGGTACGGGCCCTTGACCACGCCCACCCCGATGCGCGCCGCGTCGAAGATCACCTTGCGCATCTGCATCGGGTAGCGCGACTCGACCATCCAGTCGTAGACCCGTTTTTCGGCCTTTTCCGCCTTCGTGGTGGCGATCTTGACCGCCTCTTCGGCCAGATCCTTGACCGTGAGCGGCACGCCGGGCACCGGAGCGCCAGGTTGAGCGCCCGGCGCCGCCCCTTCCGGCTGCATGGCAGCCATTTCCTCCGGCCGCGCATCGCGCATGGCCGGCGTGCCATCCGGCAACTGCACCTGGGTGGTGTCCTCCTTGGCCTTGATCAGGTCCGGCACCGGTGTCGGGCCGAAACTGAAGGCCTTGTCGTCGATCGGCAGGAGGATTTCGCCCAGTTTCGCGGCGCCGGCGTCGACATAGCGCGAGGTCAGGCGCACGAACGCATTGGAGCGCGTGCCGTCGTTCGGCTGCTTGTTGTTGGTCGTCACCGGCCCCGTCATCGAGGTCGGTTTCGCCCACTTGGCCTTGCCCCACTCGGCGCGGTTGGCGTCGTCGATGCCGACATAGGCTTCCTCAGCCTTGCGCCACACGTCCTCGATGCCGGATTCAAGCCTTGCGCCGATGTACTCCTTGCGCTTGGCAACCAGCAACTGCGCGATGGCCTCCATGCGCTCGCTGTCAGGCGCCGACCCTGCCCCGATTTCGTCTTGCACTTCGCGGGGCAGGTCGGCCATGTTGGTCATGCGTCAGTCCTGGTGCACGGTCTTGAGCTCGCGGACCGTCGCCTCGAGTTCGCCAATGCGCTTGATCATCGGCATCAGGTAGCGAATCAGAAGTTCGGCTGGGATTTGTCCGGCCGCCAGGCTCGGCGGCCCGGCCTCTTTGACTTCGTCGGCCAGCACGCTGGCAATGGCCCTTGCTTCGATGGCGTGGTCGCTCATGGTCAGGTCCGCAGGGGATTGGAGCGACGCGCCAGGCAGGAAGCAATCAGCGCTGTCGTACCATCACCGCCGCTCACGCGCGGGCGGATCCACAACGGCCGTTCGGCGATCTGCTTGATGGCCGCCGCCGTCAGGGACAGCGCTGTGCCTTGGACGTTGTTGAGCGTCGCCCATGTGCTGTTGTCGTTCGAACCCTCCCACAGGATGGTGCCGCCGGCGCCGAACGTGCCGCTTACCTGCACGCACAGGTCGGCATATTCCGGCGATGCCATTGGCGTGCCGTCGTCGCCGTTCGCCATGCTTGCCCATGTCAGCAATTTGACCGATCCATCGTTGGTCAGCGCCACATCCGTGGTCGTCACCGCTTTAGTTGTCATGCTTTCTCCTTAGCGGCGCCCGCGGCGCAACCAGAACAAGAGTCGAAAATCGAGGATTGCCGTGCCGCCGCTGGACGGCCAACTATCGGCCGCGAACAGCCAGGCGACCGTGGCGCGCGCGAGCACACCGATCGTGCCGGTGGCCACGGGGCGCATTAGGCCCATGGTGTAGGCCTGCACCGACCGTCGCTTGGTCTCGGACCAGGCCATCAGTCAAACGTCATGCCGCGGGCGGCCAGGCGCGCCTTGAGCGCTTGCTTCTTTGGCGTGCCGTCCGGCTCGGCGTTGTAGAGGTCCAGCCATTCCTGAACATGCTCGGCCTCGGTCTTCACGGCCGTCGGCTCGGCGCCGGCCAGCATGGCGGAATGCACGCGCACCTGGTGCTCGAGGTCGCGCAAGCGGCGCACCATGACAAATCCGAACGGAGCGAGCGCCGCCGCCAAACCCATGCACAGAATCAGCAGATCACGCATATTTGGCCTTTGTGAAAATGCCGGCCGCGTCCGTGATGCTCGCGGTCAGGATGGTAGCGCCGGCGGAGTTGCAAATCGTGTCCGTCCCGCCGCCCGAATCGGTCGCGCGCAGGTTGCGAATCGCCATGTAGGGCAGCATCAGGGCCTGCAGCACCGTCGGCGTGGCGCCAGGGTCGCCGGTCAGCTCCGCCTCCACCTTGGCCCACACCGCGTCGCGGATCTCATTGGCGGCGGTGGCGGCCAACGCGGTGGCGTCGATGGCGTCCGCCGCGAAGCTGGATGCAGCAATGCCGCCGATGGCGATCGAGCCGACTGAACCGGTCACGTTTCCGCCGACATTGCCGGTGACTGAACCGACCGCACCCGTGACGCTGCCCACTGCACCGGTCACACTACCGACAGCGCCTGTGACACTGCCAACCGCTCCGGACACCGCCGCAATCGTCAGGCCCGTACCCAGGGCAACGCCGTTCATCACGCTCTTGCCGATGCTGTTTGCTGCCGTGAAGTCGCCTGCCGTGGCGTCCTGCCATACCCCGGTGGCGATGGCCGCTGCCGTGAGTTGGTTCGTGACCGTGGTCACGGTCGCCACGGTGGTGTTCGTCAGACTGTTGGCGGCAGTCTTCTGAATCATCGTGCCCCAATCCAACCCTGCATATCCCGCCGTCCCTGCGGCAGTGGTGACCACCGTCACGCAGGCCGGGATGCAGCCCGTCTTGTAGGCGACCACGATGAACGATGTAAAGTTTGTTTCTGCCTGGGTCGGCGTGTACTCGACAATCCCATTGTCGTAGGCCGTCGTTCCGCCGCCAGCGCCGGATGCGCCGCCCTGGCCGCGCACGGAAATGGAAACGCCAGAGGTCTGGACCGCGCCATCGGAGATCTGCACCACCGCGCCAACGGCGATGCGCTCTGGTGAAGCCGCGTTGATCGGGTACATTTACAGATGCCCCATGCCGATTGACCGTGTGCGGTTCATTGCCCATGCGGGCACGAACGTCGCCGCCGCTGCCGAATTCACCGGCAGAGAGCGCGCCGGCGCGAAGTCGAGCCACGGATTGATGGTCCGTGCAAGGATTTCCGCCGACGTGAGGGCGCGCGGGTAGTACGCGCTCTTGTAGACCTTCATCGTCGGCGCTGCGGTTCCGCTGGAATGCCGCGAACCCCAGGCCGCGTACAGGGGGTTGCTTGCCACCAGCGTCGGCGTGGTGCCGCTGCCGATCTGCCGTCCGTCGCGCCAGAACCGCATCGACGTTCCCGAGCGCGTCACGAATACGTGCTGAACGCTGCCATCGATGCGCCAGTCCACGCCGCTTGCGAGGTCAGCCGCGTAGCCCCAAAAATAGATGTTGCGGTTCGAACCGCCGCTGAATGCCAACAACGCCCGGAATTTGCCGTTGAAGGCGGCATTCACCACGTTCGGATCACCGTTTCCGTTGAACCCGAAAATGTGCGACAGGGAAGGCGCTGCCGTCATGGTCAGCAGCACTTCGATGGTGAAGTCCTGCGCCGCCGCCGTTGGCACGTTGGTGGTGGTCGCGCTGATCCACCGATTCGTGGATGCCGCCACGTTCAGCCCGAGTCCGAGACTGCCGACCGCCAGCGTTTCCGAGCCGCCCGGAAGCACCTTCATGCGCTGCGCAGGGTCGTAGAGCGTCGGCGCGTGCAACAGGTGTCGCGCCTGACTGTCCCACGCAATGTCGGCCGCTTGCGCCGGTTGCTGCGTGTAAACGTCGGAGTAGATGACCCGTGCCATCAGGCCACCGACGAATAGACTTCGACGTACTTGATGTTCGTCACGCTCAGGGTCATCCCCGAGTGGTTGATCATTGCAATGCCCCACTTCGGCGGCAGCACACCACCAAAGCACTTTGCCACCGAGAACGGCCCGCCGTTCAACGCCTTGTTCTGCACCGGGTACGGGACAACCCCGAGAATCGGCATCGGGATGGCGTTCGCAGTCACGTCAGGGAAGGTCAGCGTGCCCTCAGAACCGGACGGCACCGTATCGCCCGAAGACGTGTAGGCGCTCGCGCTGCTATCGACCAGGGCGTAGGCGTACAGGAAGATGGCCTTGGAGTTCGCCGGGGCCGTGTTCACCGCCGCCAGTTCGATGCTCACCAGCGCATCGAGGTACAGGTTGGTGCTGTTGTCGATGGCGTTCGACATCCAGCCTGCGGTGGCGCTGGTGGCGAGGTTGGCATTGGTCTTGGTGAATGCCGTTGCGCTGCCGAAGACTTCCTTGATCGAGGCCATTTATGCCACCCCTCCGGCAGTCCAACTAGCGCCATCCCACGATGTGCCGTAGCGGTTCCAGCTATTGAGCGCGGTCACCGCCGCCTGCCGCGCCGTCCATTCCGCCTGCAATGCGCTCTGAATCGCGGCCAGGCCCATGCCTGCCGGGTAGGAGAATTCGCCCACCTGTTCGACCACGGCGCCCGACTGGATCGCCGACAGTTCGCCCGCGCTGGCGGTCTTGAACGCGCTCACCGCGCTTGGGTTGGCGTAGAACGCCTGACGGGCAGCAGGGACGGCGAGCCAGAACGCGATGTTGAAGCGGTTGGCTGCGGTCTGTTCGAGGACGATGATTTGTTTTGCCATTACGCCACCACCTCAACGCCAGCCATCAGCGTCTGATCCATCGCGGACTTGGCTTCGTTGAACGTCAATGTCATGTCTGCTCCTAGCCCAGCGCACCCATGGTGGCGTCGAGCGGTTGAAATCCGGGTATGCGCGGCAACTCACGCGGCTTTTTGGTGGCCTGGGCGCCGCCGTTCTCGAGCGCCACGTACTGCAGGCCGTCATGCGGATGCGAATACGGGTTGTGCTTGTCCGGCTCGTCGGCGAAGCGTTCCTCGCCCGAGACCTGGATGCGACGGTACTTGTACCCGCCGTTGAAACCCTTGCGCAGCACCTTGCACAGCGGGTCGACCAGCATCATCGGCTGTCCGCCCACCAGTTTGGACAGATACCAGGCCACCGCCGAGCGTCGCGGCAGGAACGAATTGCTTGATGCGGCGCGGATCCGCAATCCAGCGTTGCGCGCCTCCTTGAAACAGGTGTTCTCGTCCGATTGCGCCTTCTGGTCGCCGGCCGGATCGCCGATGCACTTGATCATCGTGTCCTTGGCCTTCCACCACACCGGGTAGTCGGCGATCAGGAGCGGCACCAGGCAGTCCTCGAGGAACTGTCGGAAGCCCATGTCGGTGCCGCATATCTCGTCGAGCACCAGCAGGCGCCCGCGCGCGTCGATCTGGCAGATCACCGCCGCCGGCGTGAGCCCGAAGTCCAGGCCGATCTGCAACTCCACGCCTTGAATCGGATTCAGTTCTTTGACGTGGAGCGAGTCATTCCACTCCGGATACACCGGCTTGCCGTCGTGCACAGAGCCATAGCGGCCCTTCACGTAGACCTTGATCCATTCCTCGGTCTTGCCAGCCTTCAGGCGGGTGTAGTAGGTCTGCCCCTGTGCTTTCCGCTTTGGGTGCCCTACCGGCAGCGTCAGGGTGTCAGGCGTCTGCACCAGCCAATCGAGGTTTTCCGCGTCCGGGCCGTCGCCGGCTGGCTGCGAGAAGAAGACGAAGTCCTCGGGCTGCGTGACTTCCGCCAGGATGTACCACCAATGGTCGTCGTCCGGCGGGTTGGTGTCCATGATGACGCCGTACCAGGT